GACCCCGACGCCAAACCCAAGCATCGCGGCATCACATACCTAATCATGCGACTCAAGGATGATGACGGCAATGAGATCGTCAGGGAGGATGTCGGATATTGTGACGGTCAGGCGCGTGACATTTCGGACGCCATGGATGTCGCAATCAAGGGAGCTGTTTCGGATGCCCTGAAACGCTGCTTCAGGACGTTCGGCGATCAGTTCGGCAACGTTCTCTATGACAAGGAGCTTCGCAAGAAGATCGGAGAAGGGCCCGACCCGGATCAGGTAAGGAGCGCATACTCGATGATCATGGAGGAGATAGGAAGGAGCACGACACCTGATGAGGTCAGAAACATCTGGAAGGTTCGCTCAGAAATGCTCGCCATGATCTACAACTTCGATCAGGGTATGTATGAGAATCTGAAGCAGGCTGCGAAAAAGCACAAGGAAGCGCTGGAACAGCAGCAGCAGCAACAGACTCTATCCGAGGCCCCGGGAGACACGGGAGCAACACCTCCACTTTCACAAGAGCTTGATGATGACGTGCCGTTCTGATGCCTGAAGCAATCTACGTCATATCGGACGGGCAGCAGCTGAAACCTGCAAGCCAGATCGATCTGGAGCAGCTTCAGAAGCTGCCCGTCGGCAGAGAGCTTGAAATCACGGTCAAGCGCAAGAGGTCGCTCGCACATCACCGCCTGTATTGGGTAATCCTCACGTGGGTGTCGAACAACCTGCCGGACCCGCCGGAAGGAATGTCACACTGGCCTTTTGATGGTGACAAGGAAGCACTGCATGACGAACTGAAATGGCAATGCGGCCTTGTTGAGAGGAAAGTCCACGCGGATGGTCGGCACCATTGGCAGGTCAGGTCCATAGCGCTTGAGAAAATGGATCAGATCGAATTCTCCAGATACTTCGACCGTGCAATGCAATGGCTGTCCATGACATTCTATGACGGAGAAGACCTCATCCGCATGGTCGATCTCGATGGAAAGCTTCCGGAGGTGCACTTCGAGGCGATCGCGACGGTCGGGAAGGTGCGAATCGTCTTCGAGATGGCAAAGAGGGCGCATCGTTGGCGCGTCATGCGGATAGCGAGAAAGCAGAACGCAAGAGGCATCGATTTCGCCGGCATAGTTGGAGCCGAATTCAAATCGGTAGAGGACGCGATCAAGGCGTTCCAGAGGAGGATCAGGGAACGTGCGCAGGAGATTCAGAAAATCGGACCTTCTGGCAATCCTGCATGACAGGCAGGGCGGGAAGTGCGCGATATGCGGTCATACGATAGGAGAAGAGGAGCAATTTCACGCAGATCACATCATCCCGCTGGCGATTGGTGGAGAGGATTCTCTCTCCAACATCCAGATCGTCCACGCTCCATGCCACAGGAGCAAGACGAAGGATGACGTGAAAACCATCGCGAAGGTGAGGAGGATCAGGAATGGCGGGAGGAAGAGAAAGGGCAGACCGATGCCCGGAAGCAGATTGACGCCATGGAAGAAGAAGCTGAATGGCAGGACGGTCAGAAGAAAGGAGAGGCTCGATGAAAACGACTGAGGAATGCGACATCATTCACGCAGGAGAATCATCCGCGGCCATACATTCATGGGACGAAGTATCGAAAGGCGCTGAAGTCAACAGCATTGCATACTGGTATCCGAAAATCGCGGGACGTGTTCCGACGCCGAAGACGGATATCATCTCATGCGCGAAGTGCGACTTCATCATCCAGAAAACGCTCTGCGGAGAAGAGCTTCAGGAGGATGAGAACAGACTCCTTTCATCTTTTTTCGGAGAAATTGAAAAGGCGGCGAACGCACTCGGATGGCATGATTGCCGAGAAGTCTTCATGAGGTCTGGGCACACGAGCGGGAAACACAACTGGGAAGAGGGCCCACACCTTCCGCCCGGCGCTCAAATATCATCACACGTTCTTGCGATAGCCGAATATGCAATACTCACATCGTTCATTGGCCTGCCGCTGGATGTGTGGGCCGTCAGGGAACATCTGGATATCGAGGTGCTGGCATTCGTGCCCGGCTACAGGGGCATGCCGATCACATGGGAATGGCGATTCTTCATCGTGGATGGAGAATTCCAGTGCTGGCATCACTACTGGCCGAAACGCGCGCTCACAATTGGCGGCATTCCTGATGATGATGCCGACAGGATCATTGCATCGTTCACGGAACCGCCGGATGAGGCATTTGACATGGCCGAAATGGCGGCAAGGCGCTTCGGATTCGATGCCAGCGTTGACATAATCAAGGACGCGAACGGGAAGCTTTTCGTCACGGACATGGCAACATACGGTTCGTCATTCCATGACTATGGGTGCAAATTCGTTGAAGCAGAGAAGGAGAAGCAGAATGTCGAAGAATGATGAAGTCCTGAAGGGTGCCGTCGCGGAATACATGCGCCCGCTTGACAGAACGAAGAAGGACATTGAGCGCCTTCAGGCAGAAATGATCGAAGCCGCGGAGGAATTCAACAGCAGGTGTTCGGAAGCGCTGTCTCAGATCGAAAAGATCAGAAAGCAGATCATGGATGCCGCGTCTGAATTCCACAAGAAGGCCGTATCGATTGAAGCAGCTTCGAAGGCCGTCAGCGACGTTCTTGGCGCTGGCAAATATGATGACACAAGAAACACGTGAACGCCTCTCCATGGCCTTCAGAATGGCTTCTGGAGGCTATGGATGGGAGGATATCAAGGTGATGGCCGGCATCGATCAATGCACGGCGGGAATAGTAGTCCTGTGGAGCTGGAGAATGAAACAGATAGAAGACCTGATGACAGAATATGGCCTTACGGCTAAAGAGGCCGCGGAGCTGTCTAACCTCATCCGATTCGGGCCGGCTCGCGTGATGGTCATGACGAACCCGGAAGCCGGGGATGCGAAAATGCAGGCGTCATATTCGGGAGCGCCATACGTTACGCCAGACACATACAGGCTGACCGATCTCGTGGAGCGTGGTCTGGCCGAGACTGAACAGGTCGAATATCAGGAAGGAATGTCAGTCACCCTTTACAGGGCGAAAGTTTGATCACCGCGGACGGGCTCTGCCACTCTTCTCATGGCAGAGCCTTTTCCATTTCAGGTTCATGCGAATGACGGAGCGAATCGTTTTCGGGTTGTCGTTACGCGAAACCTTGATCGGCGTATAGATGCGGCAGAACGTATCCGCCGGAATTTGCTCCGGCTGCTTGCAGAAGAACACGAAAAGAAGGCCGACGCAGACGGTGCTAGTCATAGAGCCAGTCCTCTTCAACGGCCACCTTCATGATCTCCACATCATCCATGATGGCCACGCGCCGATCGACCTCGGTAGCGACATGGGAGGCGTCAGCGATCTTGCGAAGCTCCTTCGCAAGAGCAAGACGCTCTCCCATGCGGATCAGCCTGCGACGCTTTGCGGAGCTGATGATGGAATACGCGATCCGCAGGAGCAATATGACAACGCGGACTGCGTATCCCATGGTCACGCTTCCTGCTTCTCGGGCGCGAGCCACGAGGCGATGATGCCGCCGATGGTCACGATAGCGCCGATGATCTCCTGAGAAGTCCCTTCATCCAGATAGCCGAGAGCGGCAAGTACGCCGCCGACAAACGTTGCGACGTGACGAATAAGGCCCTTCAGTTTTGCACTGGTCACTGTCACGATCTCCCTTTTCATTTCTTCGACAACATGCGCCGCCTTGGCGCGTTCAACTTCAGCTGCGGACGGCACGCCATCACCGTAGAAGCGCCTCAGAAGCGCGTCAACACCACGTGGCCACTCGCCATTGGAAAACAGACGCCCTTCAGCCATGCGACGGCGCACGAGGCCTTTCAGCGTCTTCTTCTTTCCTTTGACAGTGACCTTCGTCCACAGCATGAGGCGTTTCGGAACGAGATGGTAGTTGCCCTCGTTCAGCTTACGCAGAACGGATGATTTCTCGAAGTTTCCGGGGCCGACATTGAAGCAGAAGGAAACGAGAGCGACATATTGCTCATATGTGATCGGAACACGAACGAGCCGGCGAACGACAGCCTCATACTTTTTCACATCGCGGCTGAAAATCTCCATCACCTGCCTTTCGGTGATCTTCATGCCGCGATGCGGAGCGGGTTTCCCGGCGGCGGAGGTATGGCCGACGCCGATCGTCCAGACACCCTTGGAATCGCGATATGCAGTAGTGCGGAATCCCTCGAACAGGATGATGAAAGCCATCCCCCTGCCGTCGAGGTGCCAGACTGACGGTTTTTTGCGATCAGCCATTTGTCGCTTCCTGAGCGTTGGATTCAGTTATCTGCGCTTCGATCGCAGCTCTACCCTTCGCATATGCATCATCTTCGGAAATGAGAGGGACGCTTTCGTTCCATTTTTCTTTCACGACTGAATAGGCTAGGCAATCGTATGGAAAGAAGTTGATCCCATTCTCTTCGGCGAAGAGTTGAAGCCCGTACCTGATGACGATATCGCGCGACGGCAGCATTCCTTCCGTGGTTTTCTCAGGCATCGTTCAGCCCCCTGTTATCCGATCCTCGTGATCTTGACGTACGTATGACCGCGAGCCCAATAGGTCCGACACACGGCGCGGAGACGGACGTCCGTCTGAGACGTGAGCGTTATGACCAGTGAGAGATTGCCACCGCGCCCGTTCGCGGCGCCGGTCACGTAGGAGCCGCGCGCGAGGATGGTGTCCGCCGGGTCGATGGCATACAAGATCGGCTGGTTCGCAGCGGTATCGCTGTCGTTGTACTGGATCGTGGTACTGAAATAGTACGTTCCAGCGTAGAGCCTGAAGGTGCCCGCGCTCGGGATCGTGACGTATGGTGCACTGACAACGAGATGATCGAAGCCGAACGTGGCGTCCTTCGGGTAGTTCGCATGCTCTTCGAACGCGCCCTCCTGAATGGCGAGGGCTTCTTGCGCCCGGTTCGTCAATGCATTGATCCTTTGCGAGAGGAGGCAGATCGCGTCCTGCACCGACATGCCTAGATTAACCGGCCCCGAAGGACACGCCGTGACATTGATGTCGGTGGCGGGGATCGCCCCCTCAACGGAGCCAATGACTGGATTGTAGGTGTTGCCGTGCCGAGCCCATAGCGTCCCGTTGGCGCACAGGAAAGAGGACGGCTGGTTCGGCAATGGCCAGTCGGTATTCGTGGCGTCGACGAAGTACACGACGCTTTCCGTCGTGTTAAGCCAGAAATCACCGGGAACGAGAGCGTCGCCCTTCTGCGTCTCGGCGGTGGCTCGATTGTCTCCGCAATACCCGACCGTCTGCCCATGCAGCATGATGGCACGGCTCAGATTGTCGACCGCGCTGCAATCATAGGTGGCTCCGGCATTGTCAACGGCGACGCCGATCTCGGAGGTGAGTGCGTTCAGGAGCGCGCCGCGGACAACGCCATTGCACGTATTCGGGAAGAAAAGCGGCGTGCACGTCGGCGTGTTGTGAGGTGTGTACGAATTCAAAGCGCCGGCAGGGCCAACGCCGCCATCAGTGCTCTCAGGGAAAATTCCGGACATTTCAGGTTCCTCTCACGAAACAGGCTTGAACACCTGCGGGTAGCGCGGATTTTATCACGCACTCAACCGCAGCCGCAACGGGATTGAAGCAGAGACGGTCGCCGGGGCCGGAACAGTTCGGCTGAAACTCAATGTCGGAGCCCGGCGGTGGCGTGATCCTGATGATGATGGCCGTCGGCATGATCCCATTGTCCCGCAATCTGTCACGCAACGGTGGCGCATCGCACAGCGGATCGCATGGGCCGGAACAGTTCGCGCGGAACCGTACGATATCATCATCGTCACAGCACGACTCGGTGCGCGGGTCGGGGCAGCCGGGAGCCGGCGCAAAGTCAGGATAGGTGTAGAACGGGAAACGTTGCGGGTCATCCTGACAACCATCGCAGCCGACACCGAAAAGATCACTGTTGACCTGCCCCGGAGGAATGCAGCACACGTCTGCGCCGAAAAGCTCGCCGACCTGCGTGAACCAGCAGCAATTCGGAACGGCACCGTATTCCAGCATCTGGAGCGCGCACACCATCCGCTGGAGAAGCGGCTCGATCAGATCGGTGTCGTTGCAGCCGGTCAGAAGGCCGCACTCATCACGCGGGACACCATACAGATCGGCCCAGTCATGCAGCGTATCAACCGCCGTGCATGGATCGCTTTCGCGGACCATCCAGCATGCGCGCTCGATGATGGAATGCAACTCATCGGCGATCACGTCGAAAAATTCATGAATGAGCTTGCGCTCATCCTTGCGCCACATCTCACCCGGCGGGAGAAGGCTGCCGACAAGGCAGCGAACGTCATCGCGCGTGATGGCGCACCAGTCAATACAGCAGCCGCTGCCTGCCTTCGGATCAGGTATGCCGCAATCGTAGGTCACAGGAAGTTCACCCCATCAACAACAGGGAAGTAGTCGCAATCAAGGCACAGGTTGTCGCCGTCGATACGACTATGAGCGCCCGGAATGATCTCTATCCGCGAATAGCAATCGACGGACGGAAGGCCGGCGATGGCGTCATCGAACCACCGCAGACACATGCAGACTCCGGGGCATGTATGCTGAGACAGGACTTCCGACAGAAGAGATGCGACCTCACCCCGTACAACGGACGTGTTCGGCGCCATGCCGCGAACGTTGATCGTGATCGGCTCCGCGATGGCCTGCTTCACGATGCCGCGTGCACCGACTGGAGCGCTTCCGTAACCGACGCCCGGCGGATACCCGAAAACCATGTCGCTGATCTCATCGAGAATTTCAACGGGCGGGATGCCATACGGCTCATATACGCCGTCCATGAAGACATAAAACGACGGGATGGCACAATCGCATGTGCTGGAGCACACACGAGTCACGCCGGGGAAGTCGCGCATCTTCGCCATGATCCATTCGACGTTGGCGCTCACGGCACCAGTCTTCAGGCGCTCGAGCACGCGCTCGCGCAATTCATTGCAGCTCTCTTCGTCCGCGCCGCCAACGAGGCCGTCACCGACAACGGTCGCATCGGTATCGACGCCCGGCGGCGGTGAAGTGATGTAGATCGTCACTCCGGCCTCGAGATTGTAATCAGGCCCCGGGTAATCGGCGATCACACGGATGATCGCCTCGCCAGATGCATCGAGAACGATCGGATTGACTGGCCAAGTCGGGTCAATGATGTAGGTCCTGCCGCTTGCATCGGCGAAGGAAATTGGCGTCGGAACGGTAGTCCCTGCAACGCCGGTGATCTTGACGTATCCTTTCGCCGGCCTTGCCGGGAGAGGATAGATGCCGCGGCGACGCGCAAACTCGTGAAGACTGTCGCAGCACATGCACGCAGGATCGGTTTCATGCATGGCCGCCTGAACCCAGCCGTGCGCCTCGAACATGAGTCCGGCGAGCATGCCGGCCACGACATCCTCGTTCGATCCGCGGATGACAGGGGCACCATTGAACAGGCGCGCGCTCATTTCATTCGCGATCCTGTCGCGAAGCTCTTTGACATCAGGCCGATCAGGAAGACAGCGCTTGCAGTCAGGCATCCCTCACCTCTCGCCATAGAAAACCATAGGGCGGATGTTCAACACCTCTCAGCGTAAAGCCTATCGGTGTCCACGGCCCACGCACCTCGATTTCTAGCACAATTTCATTCGCCCCTGCATACCGGGCGGAAACTGAAAAGCCGCTGGCAACCTTCTGGTCAACGAGAGGACGCATAGCCTCTTCCGCATACTGGCGGGCCCTGACAAGTGTTTCATTCGTGGTGCGCTCCCACTGAAGCGACCACAACTTGCTTCCGAGGCGGAATCCGTCATCCATCCAGTCATCCATCCACCAGCCGCGACGTGACACGAGGTCTACGCAATCGGGCTTCACGTCAGCCTCGGCATCGCTCAGAAGGTAATTCATGGCGAGCCCGCGCACGTAGTCACGCGTTGAAAACGCGCCACCGTCACCGACGGTGAATGAAGACGTGCTGTTGCCATGCTCTTCATCAGGGGCAGCAGCAATCCAATCCACTTTCTGCGCCGCGCAATCTCCACAGTCCATCGAGCCGACAGATTCTGCGGGACGTGTTACCCAGAAGGTGAACGGAGATGCCGTAAAAGGCTTGCATGTGTGTGTAAACTTCGGCATGTCAGCAGCACGGGCATGTCAGGCGCGAGATGGCACCATTTACATTCAGGTCGCCGTTGATCGTAACAACAGGAGTGTTGAGCGTCACCCCGGAAGAAGCGTTGATCGTCACGTTCTGAGCGCCGTTGATCGTCACGTTCTGTCCGGGCGCGTTGACGGTGATTCCGTCCGGCGTGATATGAACATACTGGTTGCTGTCACCCGGCGCATAGACGATCACCTCACCCGGCGCTACGTGCCGGGTCTTTTTCCGGTCGCCAATGACGGCGAGGCAGACGCGGTGCGTGCTTTCTCCAACGACATCAAGGAAAAACGCTTCAACCTTGTCTCCACCGCCGGGGTTGCTCGAAAACCCTACGGGCTGAATGTGCTCGATCAGATCATTCTGCGTCCCGGCAAGGCCTACGCCGCGGATACGCTGAATCGAATCCTTCTGCTGAATGTCGCGGACGTATGCCCGCGTCATGGTCACGCGAGACTGGTCGCGCGTATCGTCGTAAAGCCTCCAGCTCACAGGCATCAATCAACCTCCAGATCCTTGACCTGTTCGAATGCATCATACCACATGCGGGCATCATCCTGTGGAGAATCCGCTCCGGAAACGCGACCACCGCGCTTCCGCTTCGCTGCGCTCTTGCCGCCCTTCGCCTTGCTCCCGGAATCGGAGCCGTCGGAGAACGCTTTTTCCGGCACGAGAGTGAGGTCGGTTCTGACCTCATCAGGCCCCAGACGCATGGTTACGCTTTTGGTGACGAGAGCGTTGTCAACGCCGTCGATCGGGATCACGACCCTGTGCATGACGTTCGGCGCATAGAGCATGCCCGTCATCGGATCGGTGAGGCCGGCGACGGTCACGCTCACATTGATGCTTTCCCCTTGCCGGCGCAAGGCCTCGATCCTCGCACGCCGCTTGACGCGCTCACGCGTCGCATCTCCCCAGAACGGAATGATGAGAGGGCGGAACGCACGCACGCCATCGTCGGAAACGGCGGCCTGCATCTCGGTCGCCGCCCTCCCATATGAGCCGTCATCGGTGATCCCCTGTCCTTTCACACGCACCTCGGAATGGCGCACGCTCATGTCCTGAGACGCCGACCATGACAGGATATTGTTCCCGACAACGAATGGAACGCCTTCGCCGGCTGCGCCAACATCCTGAATGACAAGGTTGCCGTATTCATCATCGAACGGCACAAGGCCGAATTCGCGCGACACGCGCCGAATCGCGCGCTCGGCGGTCTCTCCGTCACGAATGATGAACCTCTTCAGAATCTCATTGACATGCTTTTCGTCACGCAGGCTGATGCCGTATGGCTTCACGATTTCAGAAATGATTTCGCCCGGCTTGCGTCGATCGAACTGCCCGGTCTTGTGAACGGCGCTGCCGTCAACGAGGCTCGCGGTCTTCGACCTGCCGGTGATCGTAACGCGATAGCTGCTTGCATCACCATGGCCCTCGCGCTTGTCGACCCGGCCGGTAAGGGCAACCTTGCCATCAAGATAGATCACCACATCCTGCCCCATGCCGAGGTCAGGGAAGACGAAATCCATGGCGCTGCCGTGATCCAGAGCCATCGTGATGGAGAAGCTGCCGGCCATGGAGTCCATGCTGCGACTCACTGAAACCTCTATCCTTCCATCAGGCTGATAGGATGCATTCGGCGTCTGTATCAGGAACATGTGTCACCCCGTGAAAAGCTTCACACGACGGCCGGCGGCGAAAGAAAGAAAAGCGGAATTGTTGGCCTCTATCTCGGCGGCGCGACGCGAATCGCCATAGATTTCATGCGCCAGAACGAGAGACGGAACGCCGTCTGGAGTGTCGATCTCATAGGCGTACCTCACATCTCCGCCACCCCAGTAGATCATCTCCAGAAACCGGGTAATAAGGGCCGGTCGAAGCTCGGATATGGTCCTGACGGTGTCATCATCGCAGCGCTCTGAAGCGAGCTGCATCTCGGCATCGAGAATATCTATCACGTCGGACAGGAAGGACATGACCTCATCGACGGTGACGTTCGTCCTGTCCGTGAATGCGAGGACGGAATAGGCGAGCCCGATACGCGCAAGAAACGAATACAGGCCGTCGACCATCCGCTCGGCGCGCTTCTCTGGCACATCATAGGTGACGCTCGATGCCAAGCGCGTGACCTCGAAAATAGAAGAATAGGCATCATCAGGATCAGCAGTCCGATAGATGACCTCGATCCCGCGATGCAGGGCGAAGCTGACTGTATCTGCGCTCTTGTCGTCAAGGTCGCGAAGCGCGACTTCCAGAACGGTATAGGCGTCCATGGTGTCGCGCGTTGCATGCCCTGATGCCCTCAGAGCCCCGTAGACGGCATCCGCAGCGCGCCTATACTCTCTACCAAGAGAGGGGCGAGAGGACGCTGTAGCCTCGTTAAAATCCCATACAGACCTGAATACGGACGTAGCCAAATCAATGAAGGCGTCGATCGCGGAGAAAAAGGAATTAAGGCCGCCGAGAACGGGGGTGAATACGTCTCCGCCGACCTCCACGAAATCGAAGGTCAATCTGGTGACGCGCCGCTCGTTTTCTACGTCATGCGAAATCGACAGGCTTCGGCAGGCGACGGTGACCTCGCCATAGATCGGGTGCACGAGAACGCCGGGGCCGGGCGACTCGGCAGCAGCTTTCATCCGTGCTGCCTGAATGTGGTGATCATCGCCGACAAGGTAGCCATCAACCTGAAACGATTGCGCGGCGCGCCCGAGGTCATGCCACCCGGTCGTTTCGCCGTGCGGGTATTC